TCAAGCCGTAGGGTAAGCTGTGCTAAGCCGTTGCAAGCCACGATGTGCGACACGCCCTGAATGATTTATATGTATCTCAAATCGAGCGCACGCAGCCGGCAGCAGCCGGGCGAAACGAGATACAAACGCACCACGCCAAGCAGCTCCGGCTCCGGCCAGCCCATGGCTAAGTTCTTTTCCTATAACCAACGTTACCATACCCTTCTGAGCAGAAAGGGTGTCGTGAAGTAGTTCGTGGTATCCTGTGTGCTAAAATGGAAAGTCGACGGGGGTCGTGAATTTTTCCTTAACCACTCGCCCTTGACCCCCCGTCGCACTTCCATTTCGCACACAGGATAGACGTGTCAAGGGGACCGTGGAATAAATGCGCCTCGCGGCGAAAGAAGATAGCATTCCGTAAATTATATCGTGGGCGCGTTTATGCCGCGAAAGCCCCTTGACACGTCGGTCGCGAACGGTCGGGAAGCCGTAATATCGGTCTGATGTTTTAAGAAGTTATTTAAAGCTACTGCATATGGAAAAAATCTTTGAATCATTCATCTAGATTTTTCATGTGCTTGGGCTTTACAATAAATGAAAACCTGATAGGAAAAGGTGAATTTTCTTGGAATTTGATGTAACCGCTAAAAAGCTTTATGATTTGGCTGTAAAATATGTTCCGATTTCTGTATATCATCGTTTTACTTTTCTTACAAACCCACAAGATAAAATATGGTATTTATTATTTGAGGATGGTGAGATAAATTTTTTAGAAGAATTAAATGGTAATCCATGTTTTGTTATTTGGATATATGAGAAAGAAAGAAGATTTATAAATGTTAGTTTGGATGAACTTAAAGAATATAAGTTTATCAAATAATAAGTTATTTAAAGCCGCTGTTCAAGGAAAATTTTACGTAAATTTTTCATGTGCATGGGCTTTACAATAAATAAAAACCTAATAAGGAAGGGAGTTTTAGTATGGAAATGAAACAAAATTTTATTATTTTAAGTGCTGCGCCTTATAGCATTCTTAAGAAAGAAACAGGCGAAATAAATGAAGGGGTGTCAATTCGTTATATTTCTGCCGATAATCTCAATCCTATGATTGATGAGGAAATGCCAGAAAACAAAGGGTATAAGCCTGTAAAGGCTTCATTTCCACTAAGTTATTTGAATAAATTTCCTCACGCACCAGCTTTATATTGTTTTCACATGAGCATGAAGCCTGATAAAGACATGAAACCTGTTATAAAGGTTAAAGATGTTGAATTTCTCAACACCTTAACCGTTTCGGCTGCTAAAACAGCGTAAGGAAGGAAGTATCATTAATGGTTATAGATTTGACACCCTTGTTTGACCAAATGCAAGCTGTTTATGACATGCAGACTACTATTGTGAATTCGCAGGCGGATATATATGCGAATTTTGATAAGCTGACTGAATTATGTTACGTTCTTGTTTATGCTTGTGGTGGCATTCTTGCTGTGATGATATTCATTCTGATAGCCATATTGTTGAAGCGAGAACATTGAAAAGAGGTTGAGCAATGGATTCATTACAAGTTTTATTACAAGGCTTTAACACGTTTGCGGTAGGCGCCGGAATTATCTTTTTTGTTTGCTTTGGTGTTCGCGAAGTGTTGAGTATATTCAAAATACTTTAAGGAAGGAGGCTGTTACATATGGATCCTGGTACGTTTGACGTTGTAAGTACGCTGTCAACATCTGCGACCACTATCGTCGATCAATTAATGTCAATTCTCACCGTTGTCGTTCCCGTTGTTATAGGGTTCGTTGCTGCGAAGATTGGCATTACAAAAGGCATCGGCGTGTTGAAATCGCTGGTCGGCAAAGGTTAAGTAGCTTCGCGAATCGGGGAGGGGGATTAATTCCCTTTCCCCATTTCATTTATATGGGGGTTTGTATATGGCTAAAAAGATTACTGCATTTGTTCTTGTGGCGTTACTTTCAATAAGTATATTTTTTTCGGCAGCTGTTCAACATGTTTCAGCGATGGCTCTTCCGGCGCTTCCGCTTTTGCCTGAAATAGTAACGTTTCTTTCGGGGTTGGGGCTTGCAGGTGCGACAACGGCGGTAGCAGAAGCAAATCCTAACGTTTCTATGAGTGACTTATCGTTAGCTACAAATACAACTACGGTAGGTTCATCTTTTTTAAACGTAAATTTATATCAAATTGTTTCCGACTTTTGGAATAGGCTTACAAATAATGAACAGCAGATTGTAACAGACACTGTTGCAAATCAACAATTTATAGATAGTACGTCTACAACAGGCACTACAGTAACTCAAGATTATCAAGTGGCCATTCGTGCAAACTGGCTATATCAAGCGATTATAGATTCCTCTCAGATAGACAATTACAACATAGTAAGTGATTCAAGTGGAGTATCTGTATCTCAGTATACTACAATTTATAAAGATGATTTTTATCATAATGTGTTAGTGCCATTTTTTAATACAATGGGTGGTTATTCAGAATCGGTTTATGGTGATAGTACATCAAATAATAACATTGTAGGTGATTTACAATGTAAATATCAAGAATTATACGAAATAAAATTCAGTTTTCATGATTCATATTTAAATGAATATACATATAAAACATATTATGTTGTGTTTTATTCGAATTATCCAATTGATGTAGAATCAGTAGTGGATAGATACATAAATGGAATAGGTTATAATTTATTTGAAAATATAGTTAATACTAATAATAGCATTTATTTTGAATATGATTATAATTCGTATACAGGAATTACAACAAACAATTTTTCTAGATCGTTTGGAGTATATTATACTGATGGTAATGACCGTAATAATTTAATAAGTGCTGATTGCTTAGGAAGATATTATATTATACCTTCTACCAACATTATTCCAACAGTTCAAAACCTTGTAAGGCCTAGTGATTATACAATATCATCACCTGTTTATGTTCCTCCGAGCGTTTATCATGATGTTGAGGGTTTAACAACAGACACATCGGAAACAATTTCTATCGTTCAGCCTGATGTTCTTACAAAAGAAACTAAGGATTCATATGTAGTAGATGTTCCCAATGATGATATTTACGATAATCCGCCGACAGATACAACAGGCGATGATACATTAAATCCTCCGGTCGATGGTACTGGTATTTTGGATGGAATTCAGTCTTGGCTGGATGGCTTTTGGGCAAAATTACAGTCTCTTTTAGAAAGCTTAACAAATACGTTAGTAGGAACAGGAGAATTAGACTTGACGAAATTTCAAAATATCGGGGGTGGTTTACCGGGACTTTTTCCTTTTTGTATCCCCTTCGATTTTGTAAATACAATAGCGAGTTTTAATGTTCCGCCACAAGCTCCGGTATGGACGTTTGATCTTTCAGGAACAGTTCTAGGGAATACAAGTATAGTAATTGATTTATCAAAGTTTGAATCAGTTGCGAAGGTGTTTAGATTTTTTGAATTTATAGCTCTTGCAATCGGTTTGATGTTTGCAACAAGAAAATTTATTAAATGGTAGGTGATAAAATGCTTACAAAATTTGTACAAGCTATTATTGATGGTTTAGCTAGTGCTTGCTCTGCGGTGGTTGGCTCATTGCCTAAAAGCCCATTTGAATCGCTCTCGCAACTTCCTATTGACAATAACATTTTGGCGTTTGTTGCGTGGCTGGTGCCGTTTCCGCAGATTGTCAGCTTGCTTGAAGCATGGGTTGTTTGTGTTGGAGTATATTATGTTGCTTCTATTATTATGCGATGGGTGAAGGTGATAGAATGATTTACTTATATTCGGGTACACCCGGTTCAGGTAAGTCGCTTCATGTCGCGCAGAAAGTTGTTACTCGTTTGAAAATGCTGAAAAAGTCTGTAATATCAACGTTTGATGTTGATATAGAGTATATTTCAAAAAAAGGGAAGATAAAGCTCGGGGAATTTACATACGTTCCTATAACCGAACTTACACCTAAATTTCTTTATGAGTATGCTTTCAAGAATCACAAAAAAGGGAAGGAAGGTCAGACACTTGTTATTATAGACGAGTGTCAGATTATTTTTAACCCGCGCGATTTTGGCAGGGCTGACCGTATGGGCTGGATAAATTTCTTTACGCAGCATCGGCATCTTGGCTATGATATTATTCTTGTTAGCCAGTTCGACCGCCTTATTGACCGTCAGATACGAAGTCTGTTTGAGTATGAGATAAAACACCGCAAAATTAATAACAGGGGTCTTTTATGGATGCTGCCTGTAAAGACATTCGTTGCGATAACATACTGGTATGGCGTGAAGGAGAGAATATCATCTCAATTTTTTATCTACAAGAAAAAGATTTCCCGCATATACGACAGTTATACTATGTTCGACCGCTTCGTTCAAGAGAACGGCTTGAATGTATCTCAAAAAGATAAGCAGCTGTTCCCGATGGGCACGGCTCCCGAAGATGAACGAGATACAAACAGGCCGACGCACTCCGCCGAGACGGGGGTCGGGGGGACCCCGTCGAGCGCGGAGCGTGGCGGCCTGTTAAAACGTTTGGAAAAACTGTTAGATAGGCGCAACCCTAGTGATAGTGAGCTAGAGCAGGAATTTTTCAAAAGTCAAGCATAAATTTTGGACAGTCCTGTAATACGTCCCACGGATTTTTCCGAAAAAATTGCTTGGAGGGGTTGATTTTCGGACATTGTTTTATGAAATATTTTGCTGTCAAATGGCCTTTTGACAGCAAAATAAATATTTAACAAGGGGGTGGGATAAAATGACTTTGCAAGAAGCTATACAAATTTTAAGAATTGAACAAGGTGTAACAGAGATAGAAATTGAACAGGGGTTTTGTGGTAAGAGTGGTTATGATTTTATAGAAGCTGTAAACGTAGTGTTAGAAGAATTGGGGAGGGATAAAAATTGAAAGTAGCAACCAAGAGGACAGATTTTTATAATGAGCTTTCGCGAGAACAACAGCGTAAATATTTTTCATGTACGTGTGACAAGTTTCTTCCTACGATAGACAACATCTACTATTCCGTATTTATCGAGGACGATAAACGCGACAATCCATGCTTACGTCCGCTTATGATGAAGCTGGAGGCTCAAAAAAGTCTTTGTATGTCAAGCTACCAGCCCCAAGACTTCGGCTTTGGGCTTCAAGTCGACCAAAAAGCTTATAAGATGTATAAGTATTGTCTTAGCCAGCCGGACTTGTATGACATTTTCATTCTGAGCTATCTTCCGAATGATGGAACGCCGCGCGTCTTGGTTCAGCTTCGAGCTTACGGCCTTTGGACACACGGCGTCGATAAAATGCTGGCGGATTCTTTTAACGCCGTGGCCGAAGTCTTTGAATCCGCTTGGTGTAAGATAGATAAGTGCCGTGAGAGCCGTATAGACTACTGTTACCACACGAATATCATTTCAAACCCTGAGAAGATTTTCAGCGACAGAAACATCGGCAAGCAGATGAAAACGACTATGCGTAAATGGCATCAGACAGGCCGCATTGACTTTAATGATGAAGAAACGATTCTTCGGAAGGATTATTTCGCCCTGGGGGAAAGAAGCAGTAACAACGTGTTTGTCCGCTGTTATAACAAAGCGCTGGAGGTCATAGAGCAGGGTTACAAGGGCTTTTTCTTTGAGTTGTGGTATACCAACGGCCTTATCAGCTTTTATGATAAGTTTTGTTTTGAATATGCCCTGACGTTTAAGGATTACGACTACGTACACAAGGCCAAGTTGCTGTTTTACATACAATATGGCACTGACGAGCGAGTGAAGCGCGAATTTGATCTTGAGTTAAACGACATGAATAATACCATGCGGGATTTTGAGCGAATCGCTAAGGCTTACATGCCCGAAGTCACCACGGTTATGAATATCGAATTTGAAACCAAGAGAAAATTTTATTACTACTCCGACGAATTTATTGATACACATCTGAAATATATTCCGCGCGACGGTGTGCCGCCTCATCTGAACCGTATTTATCGTATAACGGATAACCGCGCGGTTTTTCTTGATTATCTCACATCTCACGCATTAGCTTTTGAAAGGTTGCGGACGGTTGAGAAGAATGATAATGGCGAAAAGGAAGTGAGGATAATCTATGCGCCGTGGTGGGAACGTTTAAGAAATACCAAGCTTGATGGCATAAAGGCTGACGAGAAACTTCTTCGGAAGTACGCCAGCGAGCTTGATGAGCTTGTTATAAAGAAGAGGTTCGTCAATAATGTTGCGTCGCTCGCGGTTTATGCCGATAAGCTCAATTCGGGCTTTATTGAGGATATATCCGATATGCTCGCAAACTTGAATGACAACCATGCTCAGAAAATGAAGGTTTCCGTGGAGGGCGAAGCGGCCAGCAAGCTTTTGCTTGACTATAGTATGCGAAAAGCAGTAAAAGAAAAGCGTTTGAAGAATCGCAAAGCGAAAAGGGCATTGGAAGCAAAAAAAAGTCATTCCGATGATGAGAATCGAAATGACGCTGTGTAG